CTTTGGCTGACACGTCGGGTGGGTTGACTGTTCAGTATGATGGCGACCATGAGAATCCAAATCTGCATGCTAATATCTTTGCACACACTCTCATGTATGCTATTGAGAACGTGCAGAACAACGACATTACAAATATGATGTCGTTTGTAAAAGCATACGCTGACACTCGTTTTAGTTGGGATTCTGTTATTCCTAAGTGGAAGGGATTGATTGCATCATTGAAGGAACAACATCGTGATCTTAGCAAAAGCACCACTCAGAGTTAGTTTTTTCGGCGGGGGTAGTGATATCCCCGCCCACTTTGCACAATGGGGTGGAGCAACCATCTCAACTGCAATCGACAAGTATGTTTATGTAGCAGTCATGCATACTCCTCACGACCACATCAAAGTATCTTACTCGAAGCTTGAGTGTGTCACAGACGTCGAAGATATTCAAAACGAGATCGTTAAAAACGCTCTCAAGTTCTTCGGCATTAAATCCAACATCGAGATCACGTCATTCGCAGACATTCCCACGATCGGTAACGGTCTTGGCGGATCGTCTGCCTTTACTTGTGCGTTGATCAAGGCTTTGTCAGCATATCTAGGGTATGAATACGTAAATCCATATACACTCGCTAAAACTGCATGTCATATCGAGATCGACTTGTGTGGTTGGAAGATCGGTATGCAAGATCAGTTTGCATCTGCATTCGGTGGTATGAACTACATTCAATATGCAAATGAACTTGGTAACGGTCGTGTTGATGTGAAGCGTCTAGATTCAAATGCAATCGAGAATTACATGATTTTGATTCCTACCAATGTAGAACATCATGCAGCAAAGATCCTTGATAATATCAACTTTGAGGCAAAGACTTTTGTAATTCGCCAAATGGCTGATATGGCAGATATGCAAGGCACTCAACTAGTTAATATCAATGCATATGGCCAGTTGCTTGACTCAGCATGGATTCTGAAGAAGCAGATGAGTGCAGAGATCTCCAGCAGTGATATAGATATTATGTACGATCGCTGTAAATCTGCTGGTGCTTTCGGTGCTAAGTTGCTCGGAGCTGGCGGCGGTGGATATATGCTAGCACTCACGGATTCAAAGAGTGCAATTCGCCAAGAATTTTCAGACAGAACATGCCTCGATGTAGGTATCGCACATGAAGGAGCAAGAGTTGTCTATCGAGACTGACATTATATTCGATCATATGGGCCTAATTAATATTGGGTTTGCAAGTATCGATCATGAAGAATTTAAAAAAGCGGCCGAACTGATTTGGCTGACAAGCATTTCGAATCATCGTAACAACATCTATACTATCGGTAACGGTGCATCTGCTTCCATCGCTCAGCATTGGGCATGCGACTATACCAAAGGTTGTAAGAAAGGTGGACTGCGTCCAAGAGTTATTTCTTTGGCAGCAAATATTCCACTGATGACAGCCGTGGCGAATGACATCTCTTACGATGATGTTTACTCGTTCCAGCTCGATGCGCTCGGGCAAGAAGGCGATGTACTCGTAGCCATTTCTTCAAGCGGCAATTCTCCAAACATTGTGAAGGCAATTGAGACTGCTAAGTCATTGAAAGTAAAGACTATTGCTCTGACAGGTTTTTCTCGAGATAATAAGTGCGCTCAACTTGCAGATATCTCTCTACATGTAGATATCCAAGAGTATGAGGCAGCAGAAGACGTTCATCAGGCCATCATGCATATGATTGCTAAATATATCAGAAACAGAAATAAGGTAACTATATAATGTCACAGCCAGTAACAATTAATCAAATCGCTACACAATTCGGCACAGATAGTGCTAACTATGAAGTACTCACCGATGCTGCAAAGAGAGCAAAGGGAGTTGAAGGCGCCGCTGTTGAAGTTGGTGTTCGTCTTGGCGGTGGTCTTAAGTATATTATCGATGGTCTACTCGAGACCAATCAACATACAGAAAAGCCAGTCTTTGGTATCGATCCATATGGCAACATTGAATATTATCGCGACGAAATCTTTAAAGCAGGCCGTTGCGATTATACCAATGAGATGCGCGACATCTGCATGATTAACATGTATCTCTATTGCCGACAGAACAACGTTAACTTCTACTTCTTCAATCTCGAAGATACAGAATTCTTTAATCGCTATGGCGATGGTGTTCCTGTCTATGCCGAGCATAAGTCGATTGTTAATAAGTATAGTATAGTGCACTTCGATGGACCGCACACACTCGAAGCACTCGACATTGAGATTGCATTCTTTAAAGATCGATCAGATGTTGGAGCAGTCTTTGTCTTTGATGATGTTGAGATGTATGAGCATGATGCAATTCACGAGCAACTCTTAAATCATGGATTTGAGATTGCAATGGAAACACCTCGCAAGTGGTCATATACCAAGAAGGAGCATATCGATAAGGTATGGGAACCAACCGTTGGCACACCTGATTGGCAGCCAAATGCTGAACAATACACACCGATAGCTGGTCCAAATTTTAATTATAAAATTAACTTGTGAAATTAAACATGTACATTTTATCGAAACTGTTGTAGATTGATAATATCAACACTGCAATAAGAGGTACTCATGGCAATTAAGGTAAAACCAAAGCCCAAACAAATCACACGCTCGGCTATCAAGTCGATCGATGACAAAGCTTATGGTTCAGAACCAGTGGTAATTTCTGGTTTTAGTAACGCCCTCAATTGGTATAACTATATGTCATCTGACGACCAGTCACGCGACTGGTTCTTTCAGTACATCAAGAAGAATTACACAAAGAGCGACATTGCCTTGATTCGTAAGCTTCCAAAGTGGAGGATATCGAAGACACTTGGCAATGTCGCTCGTATTCTTTTGAATGGTAATGAATTGCCGCAGAACAATATGGATTATTTCAATAACAGCGTTAAAGATCTCATTAAGCTTGGATCAGAGTTGATCGAAGAAAATGCAGATGATGCTCCAAAGCCTGTCATCGATATTCAAGCTCGCGTTCGTGATAAGGCTCGAATGATTATCACAAATCTCGAAGAAGAGATTGACTTGGTCATGGACGGCAAAGAATTCTCAATGTATTCTTACTGTCAAGCTAATGAGCTGAATGCACAGATCTTGCACATCGTATCAGAATATTATCGACCACAGCTCGAAGAAATTCTATCGAACGACGATCAAGTTCAAGAAGCATATGGTAAGCGTCTGAAATTCTGGATTAATTTTTGGAACAACTTCTTTGCAGACATCGATCGGTATGTCAACAATAAGAAGGCAGTAAAGGTTCGTAAACCACGTGAGAAGAAAGCGAAGTCTGCAATCGATCTGGTGAAGAACCTTAAATACCAGAAGGAAGAGCCTTCACTCAAGATTGTCTCTGTCCATCCATCAGAAATTGTAGGTTGTAATCAATTGTGGGTTTACAATACCAAATACAAGAAGTTGGCGAGGTACGACTCTGTCGGTCCAACTGGCATTCAAGTCAAAGGTACTACATTGATTGGTTATGATACAGAAACATCCATTAGCAAAGGCTTACGTAAGCCTGACGCCAGCATCAAAGCATTGTTAAGTGCTGGTAAAGTATCACTGCGTAAGTTTATGGATGATCTGACCACAACAAAGGCTATTCCAAACGGTCGAATCAATACAGATACAATTCTACTAAGGGTAATTAAATGACAGACAATGTAGTCATGTTTCCAGGATTTAAGAGAGATGACGTTCCTCCGCAAAATGTTGAGGAAATCATAGATAAGGTCACGCAGACTCGCAAAGAGCATGTGGCTGGTGTTATGAATGATATGATTCCAGAAATGATTAATATGTTTGGCGCATATGGCATCGACATCAACGATGATAAATATGTTAAAGATGTAGCAATGATTATGGAATCAATCAAAGCTTTACTCCATCGGCAGTATAGTCTTGAACATGCATTCCATCGAATAGCCGATAATATGTTTGAGTTTAGTTACAATGAAGATAGTACAATCGCGTACACATACACCTTACCAGATGAAGAGTGAGAAATTGAAATGATTATTATGGACCTTTCGCAGGTCATGATCTCCAACCTGATGGTTCAGCTTGGAAACCACACCAACGCAGAGATTGAAGAAGATCTGCTTCGCCATATGATACTGAATTCCATTCGGTCATATAATGTCAAGTTCAAGAACGAGTTCGGCGAAATGATTATTGCGTGCGATGCTGGTAATAACTGGCGTCGTCAAATCTTTCCTTACTACAAAGCCAATCGTCGTAAGTCTCGTGAGAAGTCTGAAATCAATTGGACTGCAGTGTTCGAGACTATGAACAAGGTTCGCGATGAACTTAAAGAGTTTTTCCCTTATCGTGTGATTCGTGTTGACGGCGCTGAAGCTGATGACGTTATCGGCACTCTCGCACAGACATACGGCAATACCAACGAGAAAATTCTCATTCTTTCTGGTGACAAAGACTTCGTTCAATTACAGTCATACATGAATGTACAGCAGTTCGATCCTGTACAGAAGAAATGGCGTAAGACAAACGATGTCGATAAGTTCATCAAAGAACACATCATTCGCGGTGATATCGGCGATGGTGTACCTAACTTCTTGTCTGCTGATGACACGTTCGTTGTCGGTGCTAGACAGAAGCCTATCAGTCAGAAGAAACTGGATAGCTGGTTAACCATGGATCCAAAAGACTTCTGCGACGAGAAGATGCTGCGTGGCTATCTTCGCAATCAACAGTTGGTCGATCTTAACTTTATTCCAGAAAATATTCGTAGCGAAGTAATAGTACAGTACGAGCAGGAATCTGGTAAAGGAAGAGACAAGCTCTTCAACTATTTCATCGACCGTCGTCTCAAACTCCTCTTAGAAAGTATCAACGAGTTTTAATATGAAAAGAACACAAGCAATATCAGATATTCTTGACGCAGTCAAGAAAGCTGTCACTCTCGAAGACAAAGTTAACATACTTCGTCAGAACGATTCCGACGCCCTTCGATATATACTCGAACTGGCTTTCCATCCGAACGTTGGATGGCAACTACCAGAAGGTGCACCTCCTTACAAGCCGAGTGAAGTGCTTGATACAGAAGGTCGACTTTATCATGAAACACGTACGATACCATTGTACCTGAGCGGAAATCGTCCAGAAATTACAAAGGTAAAACGCGAGATGTTATTCATCAGCCTTCTCGAATCTCTCTATCCAAAAGATGCAGAGCTCTTAATCGCTGTCAAGGATAAGAAGGTCGAAGGACTTACACTCGATACAGTCAACACAGCTTTTCCAGGATTGATTCCAAATGAGCAAATTAGTTAAGCGTTTTCGTAAGTACTCAGAAGATTTTGAAGAAGGTCATGAATCAGCATATGATCATCGCGAGCGACTCAAAGAAAAGAGATTGCAATCAGCTCTTCGGTCGAAAACAAAAAGCAATCTCTTAACTCTTATCGATGATGAAGACTATTAATGCCCATATATGAATTTAGAATAAAAGAAACAGGCGAAACCTTTGACGAGTTTCTGACATATAATCAAAAGCTCGAGTTCCTCGAAGAAAATCCTGAGTTCGAAGAAATTATCGGTGCGCCACGTGTCATATCAGGCATATCAGGTGTGACACACAAAACAGACGCGGGCTTTAACGACTTACTAAATAGGATTGGGAACGCCAACCCGCATTCTCCTCTCGGACAGGAACATGGTAATAAAGATATCAAGTCCACCAAAATCCGAGATGCTGTCAACAAAGCTCGCAATAAACAATAAGGATAGCCAGTGGATCCACAACATAGACTTACGAAGAGAGAAAAAAGAATCGCCAGACAGAATGGTGACACTCAA